CGAGCGTGTAAAGTGATTAGAGGATTCGAAATGGGGTAGCACCCTGGTACCAGAAGAACTGAAAATCTTCTCCAGCAGCGATGAAAATGTCCACCCACATTAAAGGTGTAGTAGCTTGGTTCGTCCAACTTGTGATAGCAATTTCGGAAGAATTTGCTTGAGATAAGCTGTTATCCGTAAACTCATAGAATTGAGGAACAACAAATCTCTCAGGTAGATAGAACGGCACCTCCCAATCAAGCACTGGCTGATTGTTAATGGCTGTAACCGCAACACCATCAAAAGTTCGGGCAAAACCATTCGAAAATCCTGGTGATTGTTGTGTTGAAGCCCCACGCGTTGTAGTGCTAACAGCAAATGGACCACCAGTAACCTGATCTCCAGCTCGCGAAACTTCGGCCTGCAGCACATTAGAGGAATTAACAGACGCGTTCATGACTTGAGTCTTAAAGCGCAAACCACCCCTCATACCTCCATAGTATGGATTCATCCATGAGATTAGCGTGTTTTGGACGGGATTTCCGGTTGCTATGTCTCTCCTGCCAGTACCAAGGATACCAGTCTCGTACAACCCAATCGGAAAACCAAAAACTGGAATATCGATAGTATGAAAGCTAGAACCACTACCAGAAGTAAATGAGGGTTGCACACACCTATATCTCGTGTAACGCTTCATCAAACTGCGAAAAGAAACTACAGACTCACCAAAGTGAGAATAATTCTTAAGCACAGTAGCTCCTGGATCAGGCCGACCAACAAAAGGAATTAGATCGGGTGCATCCTCGTGCGACTGCATTTCCATAACAGTCGTCACTTCAGACGCCCCGAAATTGTACTGACTATAGCTTTCCACCCAGTCAGTCGAAGGGACCGCAAAATCGAGATCAGTACCACCCCTAACAAACACATACACCTGTACGGAGGTGTTCGTGAATGATGACTTCAAACCGTTCAGAACCGAAGCTCGAACAGACCCGTTGTGAGCATTTGTCGCGTAAATAGTTCCAACGGTTGAGAAGTACTCATTTGGTGTGGGCATCAGCTGGTACGTTCGTGGTTGTGACCACGATACCGAAAAAGTAGTCTGATCAGCTGATCTAAGATCTAGATAATCCACATATTGGACATTTGTCTCCAGAGGTAAATGACCGTTTCCATCAGGATCATACGTAAACGCTATACGTCCATTATGATACTGTGTGGAGGCTACAATGAATTTATACTCCATTGTACCACTCCAGAATTTGAAGGGAATGGAAGCGGCGGCAACACTAGTCGGCTGGAAAATGTCACCATCAGCGTCCGCGACCCTGATTCCAGTTCTAGGCTGGACCAAGATCTCGAACAAAATGTCTCCAGCGACATCTGAAGAGTCCCAAGTGAATGAGGTCAAATAGGACCATGTCCTCGTTAGAGCAGCAACTGACATCTCATCAGCATTCGTTGGACACCCGACTGTTCTCGGATCAACGGTTAGAGCTTGCTTAGGATCGAAAGAAAGTTTTTGAATGGGATCAGCTCCCGAAGTATTTGCTAAGGAAGCATAAGGAAAGTTCTTTAGAAACTGAACATCAGTATAAACCGGTGGTCGCGCAAAACCAAAGAACTTCGCTGCATTCGTTATTGTCTGCAACGCTTTCTCTCCTGGGGTCATCCAAGGCCCGATGATAGGCACACCAGTCAACTCACCAGCAGCACGGGCAAAAGCACTTGTTATAGCGGAAACAGTCCCATCAGGCTTGTCTTCCTGCATATCAAGAGTACTCTTGACCGCTGCCTTGGCTTGTTCGATAACTGATTGCGCAGAAGCAACCGCTTCTTCGCCAGCGCTAACATCAGATCGCGGTTGTGGAACTAACAACTCAACATTCTCAGCATAAGCTAAGACAGTTATAGGTACGTTGGTCACAGTTCCGTTGATCGTAGCCAAATTGCTAAATGAGATGAGTCTAACTGCGTCACACATATCTGTGAATGCTACATTTAGACTATGATAGGGATATTGGTAGAAAAATGGTAGTGTCATCTCAAATGCTTCTCCTTTGTTGGGCGCCAAGGGACACTCGCGTGTCCCGGGGCATTGTGAGAACATGCAATCCTCCTGAGCTGCCGTCACAATCCCAACACTAGCCCATGTTGATCGAACGTTTGTTGTCGTATACGAAACCATAAAACGCCCCATGTGAACAGGAACACCGTTACACACAATGCGCAACTTTAAGTCCATCCGTATAAGAGCATACCTTTTAAGTTTCTCAACGACATCAACATTCGTTCGCCATAGGTTCCAGGGGTCAAATGAAACATTGAGTTTATTGCCGTGCACCCACTCGGTTGAAAATATCCTAACTGGTCGAGATAAGAACTTAGAAAGTTCTGATCTCTCATGACCATTAGACAATTCTAAACCAGAGCGTGTATCATCGATAGTAACTCCATGAACATCAGATGAGTCCTGGTAAGCAACTGTCGTATCCACCTTACGCACAGTTGTATTCGCGATATCTGACCTGCCTTCACCAGGTAGACACCGTGAGGTCTCTAATACATCACCGAACTGGACCTTAAGTTCAGGTGATGGTGAACTATTTCCTGCTAGTTCACTTTTATTCTCCGCAGGGGGAGCTGAGCTGTAGCTCAGAACTCGGGTTTTCTCAGTCAACCCACAACTGTTATGCCATTCTTCAGTGGCACTCCTCGTATTATTCAACATCATATTATTATTCAATTTTGTCTCTAAGGTGGAACTCCCCGCAATAGTTTTACGACTTTGCTGGTCGGGGGGTACTTCCCCCTCATCAGATTCTTCGAGCCATCGCGAAGGCCCAGAGAAACGTACAGGACGATGCACATGATGTTTGGGATCTAGAAATACGTCGCGCACAATATCATTGAGTGAGTAGCACGAGAGATCAATCTTGATCCCATACGCATCAGCGTAGATGGTCTCCAGATGTGGCAACATGGTAAGAAAATCAGCTGCTTTCTTCGCGGGTTGTCGGACAATCTCAAGAGTAAATGCTTCGAGCACTGACACTAATCGCGTTCTCTCATCAACAGCAGAACCGCCATTTCTGAAAGCGAGCATTCGATAGAGTGACTTCTCATCAAGAGGATCAAGAATAACTTCATTGCCATCAACTGAAACCGGAAGGAACTTACGTTTTAGGAAATCTACGCTCCAAATTTCCATAAACGCGGTTGCTTCCGATTCTTTATCAGGCATGGTATAAATAATTCCTCTAGTTGAAAAGAAGTCTCGAATACTAATGTGATTATACCTTTCAAAACCTTTGTGAACACCTTGTATATCATCATCTCCGAATGTTCTAAGAAACACAGCTGTTCGAAAGGGATAGTTCTCACCATAAAGTGATGAAAAAGCGACTCGGAACATGAGACTCTGTGCTATACAGTTGATGATCGTTGTCACTGGCACTCCAGAAGGGTTAGTACCTTCTACAACAACCAAGTCGCCTTTGATCATAAGTGTGGGTGAACAGCAATCCTCCATTATCATCCTAACGATCTGTAGGTCCTCTTCCGACCAACCAGAGTGTATGTAAACATGGAAAATAACAGCCCAACACTTCTCCAATAAAGCTCTACTAAGGATTTTATCAAAGCTTGACTTATCACCACCAGTAACACTCAGACCTTTAAGGGATGTATACAACTTTCCCCAATCTTCGGAGAAAGTGTGTACACCGACCAAGTGCTCGCAATCCTCCCTATTCTCCATAAACCATGTCATGAAAGGGAGTAGATATTGCCGGAAGATAACCATCCACGCAAGCATACATCCTTGGAACATCCTAATCTTACCGGATTTATTCTTAGCAGCTGAGACAATCTCATCTTTAAGACTCGACGTGAAAACTGGGTAAACCCTGTTGCCCTTCTTGTATTGATCCAAGATCCAATCAACCATTGCAGCTGTCGTCATATCTAGCTCATAATAGTTATTAACGGGGTCGACTAACTTAAGAACGTCACGTTTCTTCCTGTGCATCGGAAACCCTGTCGAAGTGCTGAAGTTTAACCGCGGAATCTCTCGAAAACCGTGAAGAGCTTCAAAAATACTGACTGGGCCTTTATGCGCGTTCAAGTTCTTGAACCCACTAACATAGTCTCTCATCGCATTATCAAGCTCTTTCTCAGTGAACTCAGCTTTCTTCTGGAAGAGTAGATCGACGTTTTTGTCATATGGACTAGATAACGTCCGCCCGTTATGGTCAGTCACCCTATTAAACTGAGGGATCTCATAACCACGAACTGGCGGGTAAATCTTGGCAACATAGTCATAGAAAACAGTTTTGGAACATTCACTCTTCCTCTTCCTAAAAGGGTGATTTGTTTTACCATTCGAGTTCAATACTGATCCGACGAACCTCACGGGGCACTCTGGAACATGGTAGCTAACGCAAGCGTTAGCTGCCATAGGGACCAAATGAGTACCCGCCTGAGGGCAATTCCAAACCGCACCACTCATGTCATCTGAAACTAACGAACGAGGCTCTTGACCAATCGCTGAAAGAATTTGATCAAGCCTAACGGGCTCAAACATCGTCGCATTTTCCATAGTGCCATCAACCCAGCGATATGTACCTCCAACTAGGACGCCGACAATGTTTCCGAAATCACCATTTCCCTTCTGAATAACAATCGAGCCACACATTCCTGCTCTTGTGTCACCAGACCAAACGTAGAGATTATCATGAGTCACCATTGTTGAAACATGAGCCCCTGTAACACTATCTTCACGAACAGGATATGAAAACTGTGACACTAACGTGCCAATGCCTGCTAGGCGTGTCTCATGGTGCTTTGGGGAATAGTTAAGAGCTTCTCCAGACTCAGCAACTTTCCACACTGAGACTTGACCAATGAAGGGTGATAAAGGGGGATTTCGGGTGATAAACTCTGCCAACGGCTTGACTGAGGGAACACAAAGCTTGGTTCTCAGAAGCACAAGATCAGTTCCAAGTTGCTTCACTCTATCCACCATGAAACTACTTCCATTAACACATATACATGTCTCTCCTAATACACCGTGTCCTACACTCAGAAACCATCGATCTGTTATCAAGAACCCAGTGTTCTTACTGACCATCTGTGCCCCTGATGAAGATAATGAAACAACAGCAACCATTGAACGAGCAATCAACGACTGTAGACCATCCAATGTTGTACTACGCTGTTTGTGGGAAAAAGGAGCAGTAACGCCGCCCCACGTTGTAAACTGGCTTCTCGGTTCCGGTTCAGTGGACTCTGGCACACTGGGTTTATAAGGAATCTCAGCTAACGTACTCTTAGGTCTCTTGGAAAAGATTTTTGGGACAGCTTTGTAAGTAACAAAACAACCCATCATCATCAACACAAGAGCTCCTAGTCGAGCCTCTGAAACGTGATCAAAGACACCCAAACGCCACTTTGGCGCTAAGATGGAAAAAGCTTCAGCTGGCATAAGATCTTGCTCGTGCATAAGAGAATAGAGCTCCTTCA